GTTGTAGATGTGGCGGCGGGGGAGAAATACACCATTGAAGAGATTGTCAGCGATACTTCGGCCAAGGTCTCTCCAAACAACAGGATAGTAATCTCCGGCGCTACTATTGAAAAGCATACATACCCCTCTCGCCCTAACATTATCCTGGGCGAAGCTAGGTACTCCGACTCAGAAGAGCTCGGCTCGAATTATATCGGACTGCGCATGGTTCCGAACCAACTAGGCGAGGCGGGCAAACTGAGCTTTAACGCTGTCCCCATCAACAGCGCTATGTACGAGGACGGTGATCTGCTGGGTGCTAACGATCTCGGTGGTAGTCCCAATCACGAGACTGCGGCTAGCGGTAAAGTGTCATCGAATAATATTAGGTTGTATATTAGTAAAGTAACAAATGATGCAGATCCCAGGTATAACAAATTCTACACTGTAGATATGTACGACAATCTAGCAGCTCTACAAGAGATTACTGCATCGACCGGAGTCGTTTACTACGCAGTGGCTGAGGATAAGTATTACGAGTGGAACGGATCGGCATATGATGAAAATACATCGCCGTCTAGCGATAATCCGACCGGATATGGGTTACCATCATTTTCAGACGGTGCGTGGTTATCACCTATCAACATATCGGTAACCAGGGTCGCTGATGACTCCGGATTCACAACCAACGTCAACCCCTTAAAGGCTGTTTTAGTCGTTACTGTAGAAAAGTATGAAGACGGCACTAACAGTGTCGACCTCATCCAGATATCAACTACCCAGGGGACTTTGCAGGTAGGTGGAACGGATATCAGCAGTTTTAGCGGTAAGTATATCGAATACTACACAGAAGAGAATGCGACATATAACTACCTCCGTGTCGATAGCGGCGAATCAATGGCATTTGCCGACGTCCTCAAGATCACCTATAACGGTAATACTCTTAACGGTGGGTTTAGTGAAATTCCTAGGCCCGCATCGGCCCGGGTAACCCCATTTGGATTTGACTCTGAGTCGAGTGCGGAGATATGTTACCCTCCCTACGCTATCTCCGACCCTCTGTTGTCTGCCATAGCAGTGTCGGACACTGACCTGTATGATGCCGGAAACACAAAAGGGCAGTATGATGTGTTCTGGGGAGACCCGACAAGATCGGAGCTTGACAATAAGACTTTAACAATTACTGAAAAGCTGGAGTTTAAAGAATCAAACGGCAGCGCTGTGGAATCTTTGGGAGATGATGGCCTAGATCTAGACGTGCAAATAGCCTTCGCTGATTATACTCACAGATTAAAAATAGACCTGCCCGTCGATGCCTCTACATACGACGAGGACCAACTGATACATATTGGTAATCAGGAGAAGGTCAAAGATTCCTACTATGCCTACGTTAAGTTAGATAGCTAAGAACTTAGCGTCTTTAACAGCACTGCCATCTAGGTAGGAGAATAGGGGCCAGGATTTTACCGTATAATTGTCCGTAGTCTTTATTGTCTCTGTGGTCAGAGTTCTGTGGTAGACAAACCCCCCATTGTTAGGGTCGGTACTAGGGGTGATGTTCTGTATAAGAACAGATAGAGTAGTGTCAAATCCTTTAATAGATGCGGCGGTAGTGGGTTCTCCTTGCTTGTAGTAAGCCGTGCTTATGCTATAACGGTAATCATTAGCTGCCACCAGGCTGCCACTGATGTCGTAGATCGCTGGGCTCAAATACTCCTTCTGGTTCCTACTCATAAAAGGTTTGTCGTCGGTACTAAATACTCGTCTATATTTATCCCCAGACCACAGCCATATGCCGGGGATATTCTGTCCAAAGTACGTGGTTTCTCCAGCCCCGATGAGAGACCCTAGCTCGAAAAAGTTAACTCCTTGTCGGACTATAACATCGCCGGAGGTGGTAGTACTTTGCCCCGATGTTACTGTGAACGAGTCGGTAGAAGCAGTAGCTATTTCGTATCTGCCATCTGTCGCTGTTCCGGTGGAAAAGATGAGATTTACTTTCTCTCCGACAGATCGGCCATGGCCCGTAGAAGTTACGGTTATCACCGTACCCGATTGGGAATAGGTAGCTGAAGAATTTTCAAATAGTGGCTGATCGAGGACGCCGTCGGGGTCTCTGAAGACGATTCTATGGTTGGTATTGATATTTCTCCCCTCAATTATATTATAGCTCGTACCGAGGTTATTTAAAGATCCAGAGGGTAACCTTGTATTCTGTACGAAATACTTGAATCCATCCTTCAGCTCTTCTACCGAGTCTGATAACCCTCTTATAGTATTGCCCACGCTTTCCCCTGTAGCGTAGTTATCGTCGTAAGAGAAGAAGCTGGATGATCCGTCTAGGTTATAGAGCTGGGACAGGTTTCTTGAAGAGATCTCGTCCCTCCTTCTCATCACCATGGACGGCTCTGTTTGGGCAGGGATTATTTGTAGGGAGTCGTAAGATGCTCCGAGATACAAATACTGTGATACTTTGTCGTCATAGAGGAAAAACCCGTCGTTTCCGGAAAATCTCACCCTATAGGTATACCTTTCACTCTTCAGCAACGCCTTTATCGAAGGTTTACCCGACACATAAGGATCTTGGACCAGCGAGCAGTTTGGTATTGTCACCTTTACATTCCCAGAAGTACTTATATTCTGACTGGACTGGACGGTGAATGTATCGCTGTCGGTGACCGTAACTATCGAAGTCAGATCAGTAGATTCTCCCGATGTGAAGTCGAGGGATACCTGATCGTCATCGGACAAGCCGTGGTCGTTAAGGGTTACAGTGACCGTATTGCCAGATTGGCTGTAAGTGCCGCCGGACCTGGTGGCTTCTTCAGTGTACAGGAGGCAACCATCTTCTGCGGGGACATCGTTCTCTCCGCAGCCAGGGATTATCTCTAAGGTTTCCTGATCAATGTATCCCGTGCCAGGAGTTACGACCACTACGCCTGCTAATCGGTCCACCGAACCGTCCGATCCGATGGTAATTTTTATTTTACCATTATCCGATCCTGAATCTTCTCCCCTTACTCTAACATCTATCTGGGCGGGGAGGAGGATTTCATCGCCGTCTGAATCTAGGATTTTATAGTTTTCTCCTGTGCCCGGGGCAGAAACATTTACTATAGATCCGTTTATAGATACCTTCACCGATGACTCTAGGCCAGAGGGTACCTTATCGAACCAGACAAGGTTGTTATCGGAGAAAGTATAAACTTCTTGGAGTAAACTTTCGTCTCCATTAGGTTGCCCCTGGGTGAGTATTTTTGTCCTAAGTATTATGTTGCCCTGAGCATCGGTGATAGGGTCGTTTATGAGACCATAGATCTGATTAGAAGACTCCGTACTGGCAGAATAAATGACAGATTCTAGCCTGTTAGAAAAAGCGAAGAGGAGGAGATCTTGTTGAATCTGGGGAGCATAGAGTTTCTGCAGAGCGTCGGTGGCGTTAAGCCCCTCCTCTGATAGGTTGAATCCGGTAAATAATCCAGCAGCCATAGTTTTAAGTGGTGATTAGTTTCAGAACCTGATTTTGACTATTTTTCCAGCAAGATCCGGAACCGACGGTTCCTGGACAAGAGGCCAGAGCGGTTAGTCCGGTCTCTGTGATCGAAGCGTTTCTTGTCTCAATAGGGTTAAGAAAGTCCACAGAGACAGGAACGGGAGAAGTACTTGGAGAGATGTAGGTGAATCCTAAGTCTATTTTAATCCCTGACAGGTTTTTAAACTGAGGTCCCAGAGAATCTTCGGTAGAAACCTGGGTCTTTGTTATTTTAGTCTTGTAATAGGTCCCCGATTCCAGTTGCCCTGGTACAGAAAGACTCTGATTGCCCTGGAGTACATATGTTTTCGTGGGCAACCCGGCTTCCGTGGTAACTTCCACTTCGTTGTAAACCTGGAACTGCTCGTTTCTGAACAATGCAACGACAACATCTGGACCGGCAGATGTCGTGGTGGGGAACAGTTCGTCTTGGGTGTAATTACTATACTCATTGTCCCCGTTTAGTTTGTTGCCAGCCAATTTTACTAGACAGTTATTAAAACTTGTACTCGAGTCGAGAGATATTACTTCATTGATGATGTTCTTTATCACTGTTACTGGAAAGTTATTATTTGAAAGATCGACAGTAATTTTTCTTATATTACCCTCAAATATTTTCTCTAGAGTACCTTCGACATACCCTGACAGCAGGTTATTTTGTAGCATAACAGCAGCGAAGGTGGTGTCAACCACTTTGGAGAAACCATTATTGATAGAGAATGTACCCGATAGTCGGCAATTTGCCGCCCTGAACTGCCTGAGTTCGGAAAATCCGCTATTAAACCAGCCTGTGATGTCAACAGTTTTTCTGTGAAAATACAAAGGGTCTGGTAGAGAACCTGGTATAGAGTTAGTGATAACAATCTCCGTGTCGGATACAGACATAACAGTGGCTAAAGTATCCCCGCTTGCGTTTTTTACAGAATCATTGACCATCACCTTCTGCTTAAGCGCAGTGCCACCTGTCAATTTGTGTACTTTGTCATCCTCTTCGGGGGTAGAGGAGGGCTCTAAAGTAACTAGGGATAGGCCACTGACAGTGGTGGGAGAATCAGAATTAAAAATACAAGCATCTCGTAGAGAAGATACTGACCAGTCACTTGGATAAGTACTGGGTAAAGAGTTGTTTACATCGATATATTCAACTTGGCTTACAGAGCTACCTTCGAAGGAAGGTAATATAGCCCCCTTGCCCGATACGTTTTGTGAAAACGCTTGTATCGTCCTAATATCCCTAGAGAAATAAGAGTCCGTATCGGACACAGAGAGACTTGATAAGTCGTAGAAATTAGATCTTTCTATCAGGATAGAAATGGACTTAGTATCGGTTTCTTTAAACCTTTTAAGAGGGAATATAGGAAAGCGACCTGTCAGAGATGTGGAAGAAGTGTTTTTTCTCTCAGCTCTGAAATCAACAAGTTCGTACAGGTTTTCTAAGTCGTTTTTTCTAAACCTATAGCTGTTAGCAAAGTCATTGATATAAAATTTGGTGAGTTTGTGATCATATCCCTCTGACCGAGGTGATGCGAAGTTAGACGGCAGTAGGAAGTCGATTCCATTCTCTGTCACAGGATCGATACCATTACAAGCACCGATGTTTATCGCAGTAAGCTGTTTGGTATCATTTACATTGCCCAGAGAAGCCATTGGACCGTCTGTACTAGATCCGTAAAGATCTAAAGACCCCAACTTTTGTAACTTAAGCGGATCAGTTTCACTGCCCGTAGCAGCACTGAATTTAGCTCCCCCGCTAAACGAAGCGTCCAGTGAAGTCAGACTAGACCATACTCCGGACTGCAGATCTATGGAAACCTGTGTCCGTCGTATATTAATGCTTTGGGTATTAAACGTCCAAGCAGACCAGTCAGAACCGTCGTTAGGGTTATTAATGAATCCGGTAATATTATGGTTTGCCCCATATTTTCCGGCGACGTTAAACGATCTAAATTTGTAGTAGGAGACATAACAGTCTCCGTTCAACGTATCATCAGCTATATCGGTTGAAGTGCCGATATCCGTAATAGATCCTGAAGCCCGGGATCCAAAGATGTCGTAGGATAGAATATTGTCATTATTATTCATTTTGGGCAAATTACCCCACAGTATTCGGTAGTTTCTATTTCCTTCTTGTCTCCAGGACAACTCTCTTAGGTTGGGGAACACATCGTCGAAACGAGGGCTGTAACCGTAAAACCTATCTCCTAATTTTAGGTTTTTAAGCGCTGAAAACACCCTGTAGTCATAGGAATTCGGGTCATCAATACTAGATACTCTGCCGGCAGCATTTTTTACATAGTTTTCGAACAGATCATCGTTCCACTCATCCCCGTCTTCGTTTAAAAATGTCCCTGCCTTCGGGATTGTCAAGTAGCTTACTACTGTATATTGGGGACTTGAACCAGTCCCTGATATATCAGACAACGAGACATTGCTATCCCTTCTTATATCGAACCAGCCCATGGGTCCATTACGCCACCTGTCCCCTGAGCCAGCCAGATCCAGGGTTTCTAAAGTGTCATCTAGGGTTTTTAGCCATAAGGGGAGGATAGTCATCGAACCCCCCGACACCTTAAAGTCAGCCAGGTTATCAAACCCCACAAGGCCCATATCTTTCTGATCTGGAAACTCTTTGATATCTATTCCTGAAAACTCGATCCCCTTGACCTTCTGAGGATTAACGTAGAGGTAGAGATACAGGTCGTAGAGGTTTTGAAAACCAGTAGTCGTGATATCGATAGGGACGTCAAATGGACCCAGGGAGCCAGTATTCTGGGTAACCTGCTCGACTGGTAAGAAATCTACCGGCGCAGAGTTAGGCCTTTGCTGAGCGGGTTGAATCTGAAAACCGTAGAAGTAGGGGGCAGCGGAATCAGTGAAGTACAGCTTAATGTTGCCTTCAGCCATTCTGCAAAATATCCGCAATGGAGTATTTTTAGTGGCTAACAATTTTACCGGTTCTGTCGTACCGGTGTCTCCATTATCAACGTTGAGTGTTATCGCATGGGTAGGATTCTCCGGGATCTCCGATTTCTGGAGGAAACTAGTCTTCGGCAAAAAGATCCTATTGACGTGGGAACGTCTACGGACTCTTATGCCTCCGGCATAATTAGCGCTGACAAACCAGCCAACATTAGGCCCTGTCCCCTGTTCGGCATTAAACAGGCTGGCTCGGGACGTTGACATAGCAACTGTACGGTTAACACTTGTACTAAATACGCTGCTATTGGTATCCAGAGCTTTCTCTCTATACGTCGCTCCTTGACACTGTATAGAGCCGTTAAATATCAGGATATTATCAGTTTTTACCTGAGAAGACCCTACACTGCCCAGTGTGTATTCAGGGTTATAGTAGTCTTTGTTAACATATAACCGGGTAGGTATCCTGTCCAGAAAAACTTCACTGAGCTGGTTGAGGGAGGGAAGTAGGAGACGGTCTAGACCCGATGCGGACCTAAGATTCTCCCTCTCCCCGGAGAGATCTTCATACAAACCCCTTATGAGGTCGAGAGTTTCCGGTTGAATAAGAATATTCCTAAGCGCATCTCTTTTATCGGATTGGAAAATCTCGCTAAGGTTTGAAAAACTATCCGAGATTAACCCAATATCTGGACGAGATACCTGACCAAATCCTTGAAAAACCGTCTCGCTCATGTCTACGCTAATACTACTTAGCTTTCAACGAAATTACTGCTCGCTGTAGTTCAGAGACAAGTAGATCTCGTTCTCCGTCTCGTCGTGATTACCAAGAGATCGAGCTATGAAGAATGTCGCTAAGTTGCCGTCGTCTTCATTCACAATACTTTCTGCAGACACGTTAAAGACCGTATTCAAATCGATGGATGTCGGGGTATTAGCGGAGACGTAATACGTCGCCAAAGGGGTGCCTTCATTGCTGGTCAACCAGCGAATCGGATAATCTGAAGGGGTGAAAATACCCGCTGAATTTACACCGCCGGAGGACAAGAAGCTCCCGCACTTCTTGGGAGATTCGTTCACCGATTTATATGTATCCAAGGGGTCAAGAGACTCTGTCGGTGCGGTGGAAACTCCTTGCTTATCTATATGCGTAAAGGTTTTAATCACCTTGACGGGACCCCCATCGCCATTGGTTTCAGTATCCCCCGTATCGTTGATGGCCACAGTGCTGCGGTGAGGTGTGAATGGCTTGACATCAATACCTCTGGGAGTTTTCTGACCTATCCACACCCCTCCAAGGCTAGCCCCCTGACGTCCCTGTATGAAAGCCCGGATGAAGGGTACATTGCCCGGTGCGATATCAGAGACCAGGATCACCTCGGGTTCTAACCTTTTGTTCATCCTAGCTATATAGACTATATTATAATAGACTGTCACTGGACCAAGGCTCAATCCGCCCGGTAAAGCTCCCGTAGCAATTGGTAGTACATAAAAAGTGGCATCGCCGACTGTCAGAGTTTGTCCGCCAGAGGTAGACACGTTAACGGTAGTACTACCCTGTACAATGGTAACATCATAGTTTTCTTCTCCCAAGTTGGGCCAGGAAGAGTTAAGATCGCTCACATAAAACTGTTCGTTACCATCATCATCTGGTTCGGAGATGATCTCGACGTCCTCTCTAAGCTCTCTACCGGCCTTACAAAATACCCCGCGACAACGTCCGCCTTCAGTGCCGGGCACATTGAGACGGCTATCTTGGCCTACATCGCTAATATCTTCATAGTTTCTGGATTCACTCGACTCCAGATTATATGGATTAGTAGCTACCAACGGGCTGCTTTCAACGTATAAGGTGTTATCAGGATGATCGAAGGCAAAGTCGTAAGGTAAGCCGTCAGCGAAGGTAAGGCCGTCGTAGGAAGCGTTGGCCTCTATTCCCCAGTCCGGTGATGTCGTGGTGGCGTAGAGATCATCGCCACTATCGTCCGTCTCGGGCCATGTAAATCCTACTCTAAAAGAGCTAGCATGAGGTTCCGTTAATCCTCCTAGCTCTCCCCCTACCCAAAAGATAAAGAACTCATCGCTCAGGATATCGATACTGCTAAGAAGTATCTGGTCGCGACGGAAATAGTCAAATTCTATATCGTACCCCTGTGTATACGGATCTATGAGGGGGTAAGTAAAAGGCAAGTAGACATTATCCGGAGTGGGCTGAGGTTCACGACTAGAAAGATATTGTGCCCGTTCTTCCACATCTCTCTGGAGTTTTAAAGAAAGCGCGGTAGTGAAGTCTTTATTGGATGGGAAAAGCCCGAAGAGGTCGTCGCCGACGATTCTAACGACCTGGTTTCCAATTACATTCCAGTTAGCGCTGTTTGTAGGATTTCTAAAGGAGCCGGAAGAAGGCACGTTATATACAGCTACAGCGGAGAATGTCGATGCGTTGGAGGACAATATCCCCAACGGAGTTGAGTCTAGTTGGAAGTAGGGGTCGATTGTAAATTTTCCCTTGAGCCGTCTATTTTCTGGCAATTCGGTCCAAGAATATCCCTCCTGATGGCTATAGGCCCACTCTGGGCAGCCCTTCTGTCTAACTATCTTCACTTCACAATCTTGCTGACTGTAGACATTAAAGTTTTCTGGAAAAATCTCCTTCTTGTTATAGATCTCGGTGCCGAACCGGTTGACCAGAAACTGCCTGGGCTTAATACCCATCACAGTTCTCCAGTCTATAGCATTGAGCTGGGTCTTGGAGACGCTGAATCCCGGGCTAGGCAGGTAATTTACCTTAGACTGAGCGTTAAGTGAGAATAAGGTTCCTTCATCGTAGCCGTCAATGTAGTAAGAAGCACCGAATTTATGTACATACTGGTCAATACGAATAGCCGAGGAATCCTGAACCAGAAGACGGTACTTGAAGTAGAAGAAGGGGTCGCCTAGGCAGGGGCGTCCGAGTTGGTTTTCAATAACAAGGGTGTGCAAGACTACCCACCTGCACTGGTCATTCTCTACAGGGATATAGGCATAGAACCTCGCCCCAATAGCACCGTACCAGCCAAACTCAATCTTGTACATGGTAACGGTATCAGGGTCTAGGAAATATCCGGTCTTACCTTCGCCGCTAAGCGGATCACCGTTCATTATCTTCTGCTCGATGACCGTTTCGTACTGGACCTGACCATTTCGAGTTACCGTCCTGGTATTCTCTGCATAGTCAGCATCATTGAGGAATTGAGTATCTTCTAGGGGGACTATGGAACGTCTGACTACGGAGAACAAGGATCCGTTGGTGAGACGGAACATGTAAGCATCGGTGTCGTTTTCAATGCCAAACTCCAAGACTGTACCTGGGCCAGCCCCTATCTCGCTTACCTTAACGCCATAAGTAAACCCGCTGATCCGGCCGGGCTGATACCGGAACGACCGGATTGATTTCAGCGTGATTTCGCTTCTAACGCCCTGAGAGCCACCTGGCCTGTTGGTATCTGTGGGCAGATTAATCTGTTCTCCGAAGCTAGCTGATGGCCAGAGGTTGGAAAATACGTTGTTATCAGTGTCGGGTACGACGGGGGTATCGAGAATAAAGTATGGTAACTTCAGGTCTTTTTCTAGATCGGTAACAGTGGACTCGTCTTCGTGGATGGTAAATTCCCAATCCTTCAGGTCACTCCTAATCTCGTCCCATTTGAGGCCGTGATACTTCTCCCAGATCTCTGCAGTCGGATTAGTTTTTATCCTAAAATGTCCACGGTCTTCTGATAACTTCTCGGGGTAGTATACTCTGGTCGTGGAGAAAAAGAAACTGTCCCAGGAGACACTGAGGTTAACAGGTAGCACGTTAGTAGATTCATCAATGATGACATCTGCGCTTCCCCATAGACCCGGAGTAGACCTCCAATTCTCTATCTCAGTACCTGATAAGAAGTTATAAGCTTTTCCGCTAGGGATGATAGGATAATTACTTATCTGTCCAAATCGAAGTTGTTGAATATCGAGCCATAGCTTATCCCAGTAGAGTTCGTTAAACTCGAAAGTGCCATCTCCGTTATCGATGGGCGGATATTTTGATAGAGTAGGTAGGAGGTTAAATTCTTCCCACTGAGCTTGGGAAAAATTCCGCACCATATATCGGAATAGATACAGAGCGACAATAGAGTTTATGTACCTGCCCCAGTTCCCATAGTCCTGTGCCTGGCCGGGATTTATAAGCTGATCGGTGATACTGGGCCTTGGAGGAGGCAGGAAAGGTGTCGGACTAGAAGACAGAACGATGGCCGAATTCCTCTCATCCTCATCAAATCGAGTGAAGTAATAGTTTCCCGTAGAACTCGGTCTACTTGTCCACCATGATGTAGAGTCTCCTCCTCTTCCCCCAAAGCTGTCTAACTTCCAATCCTTGGGGTCAAGACCGTAGGTAGATACGTTTCCAAATATCCCCTGCTGAGTCGTCTCCCTGTTGATACCGAGGAGCGACCGGGAAACTTCACTCTGATCGGAAAATTGCTCGATCATAGGGAGTGCAGCGGGGTCGCCTTTGCTGAAAGAATTTTGCGTACTCAAGCCCTCATTCTTATAGGAGTCAGAGTCGACAACTACGCTGGGAGAGGTATTCTGCCCGTATTCACTCTTTTTATAGGCATCCTTCTCGGTTACCAAAGGCGCACCTTGTTCAGTCGTCAAGGGGTTACCCCTGATGTCGACCATCTGCTCGGTTATACGAGTAGTCCGGGGCGGAGTCTTATCCGCCCTGATCGAGTTTTTGCCAGCCATTCCTTACTGCTCCTCCCAGGTCAAAGAGTTAACCACTGAGAGCTCTGTTGATGGCTGAGAAGTAGACGATGTGGACTCCCACATGGCGTAGGCGCAGAGGATGTCGACTTCGTCGGTGAGAGGGTAGGAGATATATTCTTTATTATAGGCGAAGTAGTCCGTAAGATCATATTGCGAACCACCCGGGTTGGTGTAGATCGAGAAGATCGTACTTCCAGTGTCGGCTACGGGAGATAGACGGAAGTCCTGAGATACCGATGCTCCTGAGAGTTCGGCAATAGATTCGAAAGTACCTACATTGCCCGATTCATTCCACTTCTTCTGGTCTTCATACTGAGTGTGGTTAAAATCTCCGGAGAATAGGGTCAGAGATCCATCTGTGGAGAACTGATACATGCGGACGGGAATCATGGTACCGTAAACGGTAAATGATTCGGGTTTGGAGGAGAAGTTTTGAATAAAGAACTTACTGCCTTTTCTGAACAACCTGACCAGTACAGAGGTTTCAGAAACAGACGGGTTGGCTGGGAATCCTCCGATAGGGATAGAACCAGTAGCAATACCTCTCATGTACATGTGAATGTAATCGCCGGAGTTTGGCAGCAATAAGCCTAGTTCAGAGTAATCTGCTGAGGTTATATTATTTTTGCTATCCGGCAGGTCTTCTTCAATAATTTCTACAGGGACTGTGCCAGAACCTAGATCAAAACCATTTGTTTTAGCATCACCATCTGAATATATCTCGATGGAGTATGACTGCTGAAGGCCAGAGTTATTCAGATTATTGGTTATTAGCAAGGGGTTTTTAATAAAGTTGAGAGTCAACACATTGTTCGATGTGTCCGCAGCGGGTTGAGTTATACCGATACCGTATTTAATCGGGTAGAGCTGGATGCGATTCCGGATAGGAGTTCCGGTGGTATTAGTCACTTCATCCTTAGCCCGTAGCGCGACCATCGCCCGCTGCCTTCTAGGGATAATAATATCGACTTCACTATTCGTGGATAGAGTTCCGGGAATTGCTTGGTTAAAGTATAAACGGACATTAGATCCCGAGTTTTCAACCCAAATAACTCTCATGGTCGTATCATTCTTTAAGTACGAACCGATTAATTGATCTTTTTCATCTTGGCTTATAACAGAATTACTGATATCAAAATAGTTAGAAGAGGGGGATAAAATAGATACTTCTTTCAATCCACTATACGCTACGGACTTAGCGTAATCGGACGATTTAGACAGCAACTTAACAGTTCCTTTATCGCCACCATCAATATAGTACGATGCACCGTACTTGACCAGCTTACTCTTTTCGCTGTCCGGAAGACCGTTACTGAGGCCAGCGTGGGTGAGGTAAGTGATAGGCAGTGTCGCGTTACCCAGTGACGCTACGTCCAGTTGGTTAGACGCCCGCATATGGTGTACGCGTACCCATCTCGCCTCTCCATTCGCTACGGGAACATAGCACAAGAACAATGCACCAACGGCGCCGTACCATGAGAATTCAATCTTCCACATGGTAACCTTAGTGAAGTCCACATCGTAGACCGAAGTATCCGTCAAGGGCTGGCCGTCTAGGATGACGGGATCACCGGGGCGTTTTACACCCAAGACAGAGGGATCCACATTCGCGGTGGATACATCGCTCCAGCGGACGGTGTTCGTAACTCCATTGAGCTGATCGTTACTGAACATGGCACGTACCGGACGCCACTCGTAGACCATACGATATTGCGGGGGAACGCAGAGCTTGAACCACTCTTTGAGAGTGACATTCTTCTCACCTACTGTACCACCAGTGTTTAAAGTTCTGTGAGTAAACGGGCTAGGCAAAGTTTTTCCATTTATGATTATGGAGTCATTAAACTCAGCATTGGTGATCTGCGCACTTCCTTGGACGGTGACGAGAAGGTTCCACACCTTCGTCTCACTTCTATCCTCACTGGGGGAAGGATCATATCCGAATCTCGTATCCGATGTAGATGTGTTTAATACATTAGGCTCTTCTCCGTCCAGGTCTAGAGTCCCGCCTAGAGTATCCTGAGTGACACCAATTTGGTCCACAAACCCTGCACCACCACCTCTGCTCAGGTTGGTGACAATATCCTCCCACTTACAGTGGGCGTCTAAGCGGATGTAATCAGAACCACCGCTAATATCTGAAGGAATAAGGTGACCAGATCTCCCCTCGTAAGATTGATTGTAGTCATCAGGATTAACTCCTTCCCTTTGATCGAAGGGGAACTGGAACTGACGACCGGCCAGGTGTTCGACGAATTGATCGGAAGAATCTCGATAAGCCAGGCGGACAGCGTATCCCTCGTCGAAGCTAAAATCCGAAAGAGGTGCACCGTCTTCGATCTGACGTACATCAGTAGGGGAGTAACACAGGCTGGGGTCGTAGATCGCAGCGGCGACGTAGCATAGACCGTTACGGTAGATGACGGGATCGACACCTACAACACCCCAGTTGCCGTTTGCTATATTACTTTCAGATGACCCTGTAATAGCCGTCCACCTCTCCGGTGTAGATTCAATTCCTGGAGGTTGAGAGTAGGTTAGGGCCTGGGTTCGGCGAATACAACGGAAATCGTTCTTATCGCCGCCGTTGATAATCTCGAAATAGTAGCCGTCAAACTTATCGAAGATACCCCACTTCTTAATCGTAGGAGCACCTTTCATGATATTCTTATCTTCACTCGGTGCGAGTGGGATGGTGGAAGAAGTATAGGTAGACCGGGTCCGGTTCATTTTTACGCCCATGGTCGAAGACGATACGCGGCCAGGTTGGTAGCGGAAAAATCTCTTTGAGGTTAGAATGGCAGTCTCACCTTCCGCTGCCACCAACTCCGCTCCGGCTTCTTCGGCTAAGTGATTGATACCAGTCCCTGTATCCGGATCGTTTTGCAGAGGAAACTGCGACCACTCGGACGGGTTAACATCGTACGTATTAACGTCGGCAAAGATACCCAGAGCGACTTCGGCCCGGGGGATACCCAGCAGGCTGAGGGCAACCTCCGACTGAATCTTATTCTGCTCTTCAACAGGAATGGGGGGTTGATCTTCAGCGAAAACAACGGGCAGTGAGTTCGTTGCTTTTTGCTGACCAAGGGGTACAGGGGCGGTCTTACCGATGATTGTTTGCTTGTTAGCCATGGGTATCAGAAGGAGTGAACGTAGAGGTTTCCGTCAGCGACGAAATAGTCAGGGCGGAGAATAGACAGCGTGCCACCGACAAATTCAACTTCATCGGTAAGAGTCAATTCGGCTATTGGAGAGATTAGGATTGAATTACTGACGGTATCAATGTTTACTATGGTATAGTAAGCGTTAGGGTCTAGACCTGTCAAGTTTTTATTATTAAACCCGCTAATTGTAACACTGTCATTGAGGGTTGCATTGGTCTCTGAATAAATCTGAAATCCCAAGATGTCGCTGGAATTTCTGAGCCTAATCGCATAGTAGTTGGTGCTGCCAATAGTCTCGGGGCGGATTGAGAGAGGCCTAAATCTGCCGATTAGAACATCGGCCTTTACCTCGTACATATAGCCATTCACATTGTCGAGGTTACCTGTGGCGATGATGGTTTTTGCATCCACCGTTTGATTAGTGGTCCCGCCGGGTAGAGTCAGAGAGAAGATGCCAGCCTCAAGTTGATTGAGAGTTTCGAGGACTCTAAAGCTACCAACTGCCGATCCAGTCTTCACCCCGCTGGCATTAAGCTGGTAGATGTCAGCCTCTATGCTCCCCTTAGCAATCCCTACGGATTCACCGCCGTAAGTGACAGTCATAAAGATCGGATCTAAGGAGAAACCTTTTCTCACTTCTATCGTAGCCCTGCTGTACTCGTTATTATAGGTATCGATGGAGCGGATAATGGAGTCATTGTCGCTGTAGGCCAAGTTCCCCTGCGCATTCCATTGGAACGACGTTTCAAGTTCGAAACCCCTGTCTCCACAACCTCTCACGATATTACCATTAATCGTGCTGTAATCCGTACTAACGATCTTCGGACCGGATGTAGCGAACTCGAGGATATTACCCTGGATAACAAGGTTTTCGCTAGTATCAACCAGAAGGGGCGATACCTCCTGCTCGTATCTGCGGCCAGTACGTATCACCTTATTGGTATTAATAGAGACCCCTGTGCTATCTTGAACCTCTATGCCACCGCCACCAGAATTTACCACTGTGCAGTCGGATATAACAACATTGTCGGCGTAACGAACCTTAAGGGCCACCTCAGACTCGACCGGAGATACTAGAGAGAAGGTGTTACCGCTGTTACCGTCTAAGGCTACGGAACGAATCCGTATTCCCGACACTCTGGGGTCTTGGCTCAAGCCGGTAAAATTAAGCAGTCCGGGGTTAGAGGAGTCAGAAGTTGTCGATGGCAGTCTTCTTATCACCGAACCGTCTCCGACGCCGCGCAGGGAGATGTTGGAATAATCTGTCTGGCTAGAATTAGTAAAGAACGAATCTCTGATGTTATAAACTCCAGCGGGTAAAAATACCTCTTTGATCGATCCTGTAGCAGCGGTGCCTATGGCCAAACGAATATACTGCGTATCATCGATACGGAACCTCACGCTATCTCCGCTTTGTAGTCCACTCCCTGCCGATATACCCGTGCACTGGATATAACTAGGCTGACTACCCTGCGGGATAGGCAGGATCTTTAACGACTCCTTCGCCGTGATCTTTTTGATCAGAGATACCTGGCCTCCCCCGACTGAAAAAATATCCGACATGAAAGAAGGAAGCTCGGAGTCGGTTTGCCAAGAAGAGATTTCCGTGTCCCCAAGATCAGAAAAGCTTACGCTAGCCGAGCCGGGATAGCCCACCTTATTGTTTCCGATGACGCCTAGAAAATCAACCCGGTTGCCCCAGACCCGGTAGATTACAGGAAGTACTGATTGGCTAGTCCGGCTAAAGGTTAGTCTGACATACTGGCTATTGTTCCACTGATCCGGATCGATGATCTTCGTTCCAATTTGGCGGGTCTCTAGGTAGCTGGGGAGATAACCCGTATTGGCGTTGTATGCAAAGATGTAGTAGGTCAGTGAGGCGAGATTAGGGTTGACTGCCTGCGAGTCTGAGAAATCGATGCTGCCTACAATCTCTTGATTAGATACGGTGAGATCGGCACTTTCCAGCGCTATATTAGTACTGTAACCAAATACTTGTAGTTCTACATCCGTCTTGAGTAAATCCCCATACTGGTATATAGAACCGCCTTGGCCGTCTGCGATATTGCCGATGGTAACGATATTGTTCGTGATGTCTGTGACCGTGCCGGTAAACTCCAGGTCTCCTCGGCCACTTGCACCGATATTTCGCACATTAATATATGCGTTCCTGTCTTCCGGGACTTGGACTATTGTCTCCGAAGTCAACTGTGGTATGTACCGCATGTTAAATATCCTCTAATCTAGCTTTCAACGAAAAACTGCCCTAGTAACGGGTGGTCTGACATGCCCGCCTCTTTCACCTCTTTCAGTGATTCCTTGTACTCCATCTCTTTAGATGGATCCTTGGCCATCTCTTTTAGGCGGTTCTTGACTTCATGGGGATCTGGAAACCTGCCGTCGATTTTATAAACTGACTCAAACATCGTAAGCAGCGAGAGGACGGTGCAGGGTGTAGGACATGACAACGTCTAGGGCGTTGGTCAGAGAGCTGGTATGCCACACGTAGAGTTTGTCTCCTTCCTTTAGTGTGATCTTGTTACCACTGATCACATCGTAGGAGATGTTAGGAGGTAGATTGATACCGTTCAAGATGTTCGCACTAGTAGTACCGTTCACGATTTTAGCGGAAACAGAGATGTTACCGGCCGTTTTATTACACAACAGTAAAGAGGTGACCAGGGCGAAGTTTTTCTGATAATCGTATTGAGTACCGGAGGAAACGGGGACATCGATCATTAAACCAGCCGCTGCGTTCTCATCGTTAATAGGCGATGCGAGTTTATTTGTAGAAGCGTTTGATGGGAGTAGCATGGTGACGAATTAGCTCCAGATTAGATTATTAATGAACATCGCGGCTTGTAACGATGTAGCATCGGCGCGGCGCATGACGGAGTAAGCGCTGGTCGGTTCGGTCTCTACTTCGATAAGGTTGCGAGAGAGGACGAGAGGGATTTCGGATCCAAAGCCGTCTTGCAACCTTCCCTGATCCCTAAGAGCGGTGTTACCAGTACGCTGGTTGGAAAGGAACTGGGTAGGTACGCCATCGGTATCGGGCTGACCAGTGACTGTTGTTAACACAACATTGCTGAATGTCTTCGAGATCTCGAAGTCTTTGATGTTTCTAGCCATAGGGGTGTAGAGAACCGTATACCTAGCTTTCAACGAAATCGCTCTTGTGCTACACTGTTAGCGTAGTCCGGAATGCCGGACCTTTATTGCCGGAGAGCTCTAAACCCATGAACAAAAAAGACCTTGCCGTACTGATCGACGCATACGCCGATGCGAAGGCGAGCCGCAACCAGCATTTGGTTAACAGCATGGCCGCTCAGCTAGAGCAGGCCCTTGACTCTCTGTTCCCAGAAGAGGAGGTGGAGAAGAAAGAAGAGTTCTGATAACATATTTAAAGGGGCGGGTAAGTAATTCTCCTACCCAC